TATGGTAACTCTGAAGTGGAGCGTGCAATAGAAATGATTATTGCAGAAAGAGAAGACTGGAAGAAAAAACTTAAACCTGAAGATTATAGATTGCGTATTTCTCAAAAGCCAATGAATATCAAAGAGGCATTTGATTATAGAAAAGAAGCAAGATTCCCTGAACATCTTGTAGCACAACAAATACGCAGAATTGAAGATAAAACCTACATTACAGAATATGTAGAACTTGTACGTGAAGATGATAAAATAGTTACAAAACCTACAAGAAAAGTTCCAATATTAGAATTTCCTATATCTCCAAAAACTCAAGACAAAGAAGGAGTTGTTGTGATATTTGAGAAACCTATTAGAAATCCTAAGTGGGGTACGTACTATGCTTCTATTGACCCTGTATCAGAAGGTAAAGCAGAACATGTGGATAATATGTTATATACACCTACAGGTAGAAAAAGAATAGGTGATATACAAATAGGAGATCAGGTAATTGGTTCTAATGGTCAACCAATAAATGTAATTGGTGTATATCCACAAGGTATTAAAAAATTATATAAAATTACTTTTAATGATGGTCATAGCATTAAAGTATGTGAAGATCACTTGTGGAATGTAAAATTAAATGGAGGAACTAAAGGTTATATAACTCTTTCTGTAAAAGATTTATTAGACAATACTAAAATAATTACTTATAATGGTGTAGGTAGAAATATTAAAAAAGAATACACAATTTCTACTTATTATAAAGATAAGCAAAATAGAAATAAATGGTCAATACCTATAGTTAAACCAATTAACTTTCAACCAAAAAATTTAAAAAAAGTAAATATAAACATCTCTAGAAATAAACAACCTATACACCCTTATGTGTTAGGTGCTTTAATTGGTGACGGGGGGTTATCTCAAAAATCAATAAGATTTAGTTCAGTTGATGAAGAAATAATAAAGGGAATACAATTACATTTACCTGATGACTTAGAATTAAAAAAAGTGAAAGGCAATAACTGTGATTACTCAATAGTTACAAAAAAAGGTAATAGAAATTCTTTAACAAAGGCACTAAGAAATTTAGGTTTAATGGGTTTAAAATCAGAACATAAATTTATACCAGAAGAATATAAATATGCTTTAGTTTCACAAAGAATAGTTTTATTAAACGGACTGTTAGATACAGATGGTTCTTGTACAAATCATGGTGTAGAATTTTATTCTTCTTCTAAACAGCTGGCATATGATGTAGTTGAACTAGTTCAAAGTTTAGGTGGTATTGCTAAAATAAGAATGAAGAAAACTACACATCTAAATTCTTATATTGTAAGAGTAAATTTACCAAGAGGGTTGCAACCTTTTTTACTATCTAGAAAAAAAGACAAATATAAAATATCTAAAGTGTTTAATAGGTACATTACTAATATAGAATCTATAGATGATGGAGAAGCAGTATGCATATCTGTTGATGCGCCAGATAATCTTTATGTTACGGAACATGCACTAGTTACACATAATACAACTACCTCAGAATCATTATGTTCTATTTTTATTTACAAAACCATGCAGGAAGTTACAGTAGTAAAGGAAGATGGTAGTGTAGAACATAAGTTAGAAAGAGATTGTATTGTTGCCTCTTGGTGTGGTAGATTTGATGACTTAAAGAAAACCCATGAAAGGTTAGAATTGATGATTGAGTACTACAATGCGTGGACAATTGTAGAAAACAACGTACATTTGTTTATACAGTATATGATTTCAAGAAGAAAACAAAAATATCTTGTACCAAAAGATCAGATTATGTTCTTGAAAGAATTAAAAAGTAATACTAATGTTTTCCAAGAATATGGTTGGAAAAATACAGGTACACTTTTTAAAGCTAATCTTGTGTCATATGCAGTACAATTTCTTGAAGAAGAAATGGATACAGAAACAAAACCAGATGGAACTATTGTTAAGGTTACATATGGTGTTGAAAGAATACCTGACATCATGCTTCTAAAAGAAATGCAAGCTTATAGAGATGGTCTTAACGTGGATAGACTTGTTGCATTTTGTGCTTTAGTAGCTTTTGCTAAAGTTCAAGAGTCAAATAGAGGATACACAAAAAGAGTTGAATCACCTACTGAGCAGTTGCAAAATAAAAATAAAAATAGTAATTTATTTATGAATCCTTTTCGTCATGTTGGAATGCAGGCTGCAACAACAACCAACTTGAATAAGAAACCAAGGAATGCATTTAAAAATATAAGATAATATGCAAGTTTTTAACGCACTACAATTAAAAAATGGAGCAAAAGCTGATTATAACAAGATGGGTACATTTACTCAACCTGTTCAGTTTTTACCAGCAAAAGATAAAGATGAAGCTTGGGCTGCATGGAATATGGATTGGTTTGAAACGCAAGGATTAAAGCAAATCAGACGTAATGCAAGAAGATTGCTGAAAAATTATAAACTAGCTTCTGGTATCATTGATAAGACAGATTACATTGTTGAAGAAGACAATGATATGGCAGAACTTGTAGATGTTTTAACTAAAGAAGATGAATCTGCATTTGAGTTAAAATTTTTCCCTATTATTCCAAACATTGTAAATGTTATGGTTGGAGAATTTGCAAAACGCAATGATAAGATTACATATAGAAGTGTAGATGAAACATCTTATAATGAAATGTTAGAGCAGAAGCGTCAGATGGTAGAGCAAGTGTTACTCTCACAAGCTGAAATGAAAATGCAAAAACAGATTGAGTCAATGGGTGTAAATCCACAAGACCCAGAACAAGCAAAACAAGTAGAACAAATGATGTCTGAGGAAAATCTAAAGACATTACCAGAAATAGAAGAGTTCTTTAAAAAGAACTATCGTTCTATGATAGAAGAGTGGGCTTCTCACTTGCATAGAGTAGATGAAGAAAGATTCAACATGCGTGAGTTAGAAGCTATGGCTTTTAGAGATAGTCTTATCACAGACAGAGAGTTTTGGCATTTGCACATGTTAGAAGATGATTATGAAATTGAAGTTTGGAACCCTGTTTTAACTTTCTATCATAAATCACCTGGAGCAAGATACGTATCACAGTCAAACTGGGGTGGAAAGATTGATTTAATGACTCCTGCTGATGTTATTGACAAGTTTGGATACGCAATGAATGCTGACCAATTAAAGAGTCTAGAAGCTATCTATCCTGTAAAATCTGCAGGTTATATTTTACCTGGTGTTCAAAATGATGGTTCATTCTATGATGCTACAAGATCCCATCAATGGAATGTTGAAGGACCTTCTCTTGGAATGCGTCAATTTACATCTTATAGAGATACAACAAATGCTTATGGTGATGATATCATTTTAAAAATTCTTACTGAGTCAGAAGACTTAGTAGATTTTGATAATTCAGGATTGTTAAGAGTTACTACTTGTTATTGGAAATCACAACGTAAAGTTGGACACTTAACAAAGATTGATGATTTTGGAATGTTGACAGATTTAATTGTAGATGAAAATTACAAAGTCACAAACAAACCAGAATATGATACAAGTGTATTAAAAACAAAATCAAGAGAGACATTGACTTATGGAGAGCACATTGATTGGATATGGATCAACCACGTTTGGGGAGGTACTAAAATTGGCCCAAACAGACCTACCTTTTATGGTAATACAGACAACCTCAATTTTTCTCCAATATATTTGAATGTAGCACCAACCAAATTTCAATTTAAAGGTGACTTTACATTATATGGTTCTAAACTTCCAATTGAGGGTGCAGTATTTTCTGATAGAAATACAAAATCACGCTCGCTTGTAGATAAGATGAAACCATATCAAATTGGATACAACTTGGTAAATAACCAGATTGCTGATATCTTAATTGATGAATTAGGTACTGTAATCATGCTTGATCAAAATGCTTTACCTAGACATTCTATGGGTGAAGATTGGGGACAAGGTAATTTAGGTAAAGCTTATGTAGCAATGAAAAATTTTGGTATGTTGGCATTAGACACATCTATTACAAATACTGAAAATGCTTTAAACTTTAATCATTATCAAGTACTTAACCTTGAGCAAACACAAAGATTAATGTCAAGAATACAATTGGCAAATCACTTTAAACAACAGTGTTTTGAATCTATTGGTATTTCTGCACAACGTCTTGGAGCTGTCAATGCTCAAGAAACAGCACAAGGAATTGAACAAGCAATCAACCAAAGTTATTCTCAAACAGAAGTATATTTTACACAGCATTCAGAATACTTAATGCCTAGAGTACACCAAATGAGAACAGACTTAGCTCAATATTATTATTCTAAAAAACCTAGTGCAAGATTGTCTTACATAACATCTATGGATGAAAAGGTGAATTTTGAAATTAATGGTACTGAGTTATTAGCAAGAGATTTAAATATTTTTATTTCTACAAAAGTAAATCAGCGTCAAATCATGGAGCAAATTAGACAACTTGCTCTTAATAATAATACTTCTGGTGCATCTATTTATGATTTAGGTAACTTGGTTAAAGCAGAGTCATTAGCTGAAATTACTCACACTCTAAAAGCTGTAGAACAAAAAGTACAACAACAGCAACAACAACAGGCTCAATCACAACAAGAAGCAGAGAAAACACGTCAAGAAGGTGAAAACCAAAGACAACAAGCTGAACTTCAATTCAAAGCTGATGAGGCTGAGAAAGATAGACAAGCTAATATTCAAATTGCTGAGATACGTTCTGCAGGTTATGGTGCAATGCAAGATATTAATGAAAACAAACAATCAGATTACCTTGATTCATTAGAGTATCTTGATAAGCGTCAAGAGAGACAAAACAATCAGCTAATGAATGAAAAACGTGAAACAAATAGAATGATAGAGAACCAGCAAAGCAATGACATTAAGCGTCAAGAAATACAGACGCGTAAGGAAATTGCAGACAAACACTTACAGATTGCTCTAGCAAACAAAAATAAATATGATGTCAAAAAATAAGATAGCCATATATTGACAAAAACTTTTTTTTAGGTGTATTGTCAGTTTAAATTTTTGAAGTTTATTTGTTACATTATTATTGAGAAGAAGAAAAACCAAAAAGAAAAAACATGGAAGTGGAAGACAAAACAAAACCAGCAGCAAGTGTTGAGATTGAAAATATAGATGATTTTCTACCTTTACCAGGTGCTGAAAGCGTGGTTACATCAGATGAGGATGGTAATGATGATAGTCCTAAAACTATTTTCTCAAAACCTGAACCAGCTGACATGAGCTTTTTAGATGCTACATCTGATGAGGATGAAGATGGTAATAAGGCAAAAGTAACAAAATCAGAAATTGATTCTGCATTACAAGAGTTGGATGATCAACTTGCAGAAGAAGAAGATGGTGAAAACGCAAACAAAGGTGGGCGTAAAAAAGTTGACAAAAGTGGAATGGTTGAAACTTTTTCTAAGTTGATGGAAGAAGGTTTAATTGTTGGATTTGATGATGACAAACCACTTGAGGATTATTCTTTAAAAGATTGGAAAGAGTTAATCCAAGCAAACTTTGAAGAAAAAGAAAGAGCTTTGCGTGAGCAAACTCCAAAAGAGTTCTTTGAATCATTACCTGATGAATTACAATATGCAGCAGAATATGTTGCAAAAGGTGGTAAAGATATGAAAGGTTTATTTAGAGCATTGGCTCAAGTTGAGGAACAACGCTCATTAGACCCTTCAAATGATGATCACCAAGAAATTATTGTAAGACAATATTTGAATGCTACTAATTTTGGTGGTGGAGATCAAGCATTGATTGAAGACCAAATTGAAGAGTGGGTAAGCAATGGTACTATTGCAAAACGCGCTAATCAATTTAAACCAAAATTAGATGACATGCAAAATGAAGTGTTGCGTGCAAAGCTTGACCAACAAGAACAATTTAAACTAAAACAACAAAAGCAAAAAGAAGCATATATGGAAAACATATATAATACTTTAAAACCTGCTGAGTTGAATGGTGTAAAGATTGACAAATCACGTCAGAAGTTTTTGTGGGATGAGTTAACAGGACTTAAATATGAAAGTATGCAAGGAAGACAAACTAACTTGCTAGGAAAGCTTTTAGAAGATTATCAGTTTGGTGACAAACCAAGATATGACCTAATAGCTGAAACACTTTGGTTATTATCTGATCCTGATGACTATAAAGAAAACATTAGAAAGCAAGCAAAAGCTGAAGTAACACAAGAAACAATTAAAAAGTTGAAAACAGAGGAGGCAAGAAAATTAAGTTCTACTCAAAGTACAAATGAGGAAACTGAAAAACCTGCTAAGAAAACTTTGTCTAAACCAAGAAACATATTTAGTAGATAACACAAATTAAATTTAAACTATAATAAAAATGGCAACACCTGTATTAAACAATGGTTTGTTCCTTAGAGACACAAATTATAAAGTGTCATCTCACTTGGATTCATATCACTTAGTGAATATGCTTAAGTCTGCTGAACCTATGGATTTAGGTCCTGTAGATCTTTGGGCTATGTCACAAAAAGTAGAGATGCCTCTTTACCAAATGTCGTCTTTTGGAGGAAAAAATACCATTCTAGTTGACACTCCAAGAGGAGAGTACAAATGGCAAACTCCTATTGTTCAAGATTTACCTTACATCACAGAAAACGTAGAAGCTGATGGAGCTTTATTAGGTGCTGATGGTGTAACTTTCAAAATCAAATTGAACAGACGTGTATTTGGACATGGTGACATTATCACTTATGACAAATACAGAGGTTTAGAATTATTCATTGTTGCAGATGATATTTTACCTTCTGCTGATGGATTTATCTACACTGTTCAATTAGTGAACAACAACAACAATGCAACTTTAGATGCTGACAAATATTTGAAACCAGGAACTAAATTCTTTAGAAAAGGTTCTGCTCGTGGAGAATATGGTGAGAAATTCTCAGACATTGGTGAATTAACAAATGGTTTCAGAGAGTACTACAACTTTGTTGGTGGTGCTGAAGCTCACGTTCACTATTCAGTTTCTTCTAGAGCTGAGATGATGTTAAAAGGTGGTCTTAACGCAGATGGTTCAGTTCCTGTAACTGAGATCTGGAGATCATTTGACAAAAACATTGACCCATCTATTACAAACATTGACCAAATGGTTGCAACTATGGGTAAAGACTACATCAAGAAAGCATATGACAATGGTTCATTGACACGTTCTTTCTTAACTAAGATGGAAGCTGCTCACTTAACTAAAATTGCAACTGACATTGAGACTTACTTAATGTGGGGACAAGGAGGTAGAATTAAGCAAGATGGTCCAGATGATATTAGATTATCAGTAGGACTTTGGGCTCAGTTAGATAACTCTTTCAAGAGAATCTACAACAAATCTGGATTTACTTTAGACTTGTTCAGAGCTGAAATCTTCAACTTCTACAATGGTAAAGTTGAGTTTAAAGGTCCAGACCCACAAAGAGAACTTATTGTTCAAACTGGTATGGCTGGTATGAAAATGATCAACACTGCTATCAAGAAAGAAGCATTTGGAACAGGATTAGCTGGTGCATATGTAAATATGGATAAGTCTGGTATCAATGCAATTTCTGGTAACAATGCAATGGACTTGAATTTTGGATTTGCTTTCACAAGTTACACAATTCCTTTCTTAGCAAATGTTAAGTTTGTGTTGAACCCTGCATTTGACAATGTACACACTAATGACATTGAGAATCCTATCATTGATGGTTTCCCATTATCTTCTTATAACTTTATCATTTTTGATATCACTGACAATACAAATGACAACATCTTCTTGTTGAAATTGAAATGGGATAGTGAATTGAAATGGTTCTATCAAAATGGTACTATGGACTATATGGGTAGATCTCAAGGATTCCAGTCTTCTGGTAACTTTAATGGTTATAAAGTGATGATGTCTCAAGTAATGCCTTCAATTTGGGTTAAAGATCCAACTAAAGTGTTGAAGATTGTTATGAGAAACCCTATCACTGGTGGTTCTTTCTAACCAATATTAACAGCTTCATCTCCTAATAAGGGGAATTGACCAGTTCCCCTGAAGCTAACCTAGGAAAAGTTTTCGCACATCTTTTCCTATGGTACTCCTAAAAGTAACAGCCCTGACGTGGCTTAGGAGCTAAGTAGCAGAAATGTGAAACTAATGTTACAACAGAAAGAAAAGAAAAACCTAAAAACAAAAGAAAAATGGAAAGTGTTACTTTAGTAGAAAAAGACAGAAATCTAAAACGCAACAGTCAAGTGTCTATTAGACCTTATTCTGCGCATTCTGATGCCAACATGGGATTAGAAAAATATGAGATGGTTGTATTTGAAGGTGTGGTTCATGAAGAATCACTAGCTTGTTTGGAAGCAAATGGTATCAAAAGATACTTAACTGGTTTAAATGAGTTTGCACCTGAGATTAAATTATTACCTGAAGATGAGCGTAAAGCTGCTATCAAAGATATCAGAACAACAGTTGCTCAACTTGAAAAAGAATTAATTACAAATGTTATTGATCCTTCTGATGAAGATTTTTGGAATAAGGTGAAATTACTTAGACCAGATAACAGTGAGTTTTGGGACAATATTGTGATGAGATTTGGTAATGAACCTGTGTTTTTAGATCCTTCTATTGATCCTTATGATGCTATTAAATTAAGAGCAATTGAGGCAGGAGGTTTTTCACTTGTTGCAAAATCATTAGAGCATGCTAGAAATTCTGGCAAACACAAGTTTTATTTAGACAAGTTTGAAGAAACTGTACAAATTAAAACAGAAGTTAAGAAGTTACGTAACAAAGCTCTTGCTGAATTACAAAAGCTTTATGACAAAAACATTAATAAGTTATTCTTAATTTGTAAAGTTGTCGATGCAAACTCAACTCAATACAAGAAAACTACACCTAATGATGTTATGTATGATAACATGGATAAATACATCAATGGTGAATTAGTTGACAAAGACAAGAAAAAAACTGCATCTTTGTTTATGGAAATTGCTAACTATGACATGGAAACTCTTAAATTAAGAGCTATTGTTAAAGATGCAAACTTCTATAAGCTAATAGCTACTAGAGGAGATGGTAATATTTACCACATGAAGTCAGGAGCAATCCTTGGCAAAACTCCATCTGATGTAGTATTATACATGAAAAATCCTTTGAATGAAGAAATTTTATTGGATCTTTCTAAAAATGTTGAACAATATTGGAATAGCTAAAAATGGATAACAATCTGCTACAAATAAAAATTAAAGAACGTCTTAACAAACTTGCCTCATTTGATTATGATAATATTGAATGCTGGCAAGTTGCTGAGGCATTTAATAAAGCTCAGATAGAATGGGTAAGAAGACAAATTCAAATTAGTCCTAATCATAAGGATTATGATGAGTCTTCTAAAATGCAGATTGATGATGTTCAAAACTTGCTAATTACAGCACCAGTTGTTGCAACAAAACAAGAATTGTACTATGAGACACAATTATTACCAGCCAACTATCTTTACTTCAAAAGAGTTTCTATAAAAGCTGAAAAAGATTGTTGTCCAGCAAAGATGTTTACTGTATATCTTGATGAGACTGCAGATGTAGATAATTTATTATCTGATGAGTTTAAAAGTCCTAGTTGGGAATGGGGTGAAACATTTTGTACAATGCAGAGCAATAGAATTAGAATATACACTAATGATAAGTTTGATATAGTTGAACCAACTTTAACTTATTATAGAAGACCTAGAAATGTTGAATTTAAAAATTGTGTAAATATATCTACAGGTGCATTGTATGCTGCGGATGTCACATGTGAATTTAAAGATGACATTGCTGAGTTGCTTGTAGATTCTACTGTAGCAATTTTGGCAGGTGATATTGAATCATTTAACCAAATGCAAATTGCTCAACAAAGAGAATTGAATAATGATTAAAAGTATATAAAATGGATTTTGCAGGATCATATAAACTAAAAAGAAGACCATCTATGGATACAGAAAGTTATTCTGCAAATCCTGTTGATGATGAAACAGCTGAATTAGCTGAAGAATTATTGATGGCAGCAACTTCTTTCCATAAGCTACACTTGAAAATAAAAGACCTAGGTTCATATGCTGCACATAAAGCATTAAATGAATTATACACTGCATTACCAAATCAGGTAGATGCATTAGTAGAAGGTTATCAAGGAGCTTCTGAGAAAATTATTAGTTGTGGACATGAATGTTCATTAAAAACTTTAAATACTGTAGAAGAAGCATTATCTTATATAAGACAGCTATGTGGTAAAATTTGTGAACTACAAAGCATAATGCCTTACAGTGAAATTGTAAATGATTTAGATACAATTAAATCAACATTCAATTCTGCAAAGTATAAATTATTATTTTTGAAGTAAATTAAATTATATATTGTTAAACCCTTAATTATTTTTATTATGGCTTATTTTCCACATGCATTTCAAAAAATGCTAGTTGCTACAAACGCAACACCTTTTCATGCTGGAGCTGCTGTTGCAACAGGTACATTACCTGCTGGGCGAGTTGCTGTTGTTAATGCTTCAACACACCAGACAATTGATGTTTCAGGAACACCTGTATATGGTGCTGCTGCTGGTCAATTTTCTCAAGTGTATTTAGCACAAGGTAGTTTCCACACTAACGACAAGTTAGGACCTTTTCATGGTGGATACCAAGAGACTGTAAAGTCTAAAGGAATCAATCCTAAGTATGTTAGTGATTTCTATGTAGTTGAACCTGCTAACCCAGTAAATCATGTTCTTGAAGTATCTCAAGTTGGATGTACAATTGAGTGTGACAAAATCTATGATTTACGTGTAGACGTTAAAGGTTCTCCTGCATTACGTTTCTTAACACACAACTTGTACCAAATTTTAAGTGTAAACACTGGATGTTGTACAGGTGCTGCTTCTAGTCCTGATCCAAAAGATCCAAACATTGTATTGTTAGGATGGGCTGACCAAATCAATGGTGAAGGTTTATATGCTGCTCCTTCTACAGCTTCTGCAAATACTTTAGGTGGTAACAGCTCTTTACCATTTATTAACCAATTCATACGTGCTAAAGTGTGGAACAAAACAAGTATTAACCCAACAGGAACAGGAACAGCTGGTTCTTCTGTGGTTGCATTGTCAACTGTTGGTACTGGTGCTAATGCAGTAGCGGTAGGTGATAAATTGAGATGGGATATTAATGGTGTTACTTATGCTGCTTATGTAGGTAGTATTTCTGCTTCTAACATTACATTAGTACAAATTGATGGTGCTACTCCATATGTAATTTCAGTCGCACTTTCTACTACAGCAGTTAAAGCGTACAAACAAATTAGTTCTGTAGGTGCTACACCATATACTCCAGCTACAACTGGTTTTGCTTCAATTGATTCTAACATTGACATCTATGGTGCTTATGTTGACACTCAATTTGGAAATGCATCTTTCAGTCCTAATGATCATTTTGAAACAGAGCCTGTGTATGTTTACGCTTCAGTAGCTGCATATGCTAATAACTCAAATGATTTAGGTGGTGCTACTTGTGATGCTACTTGTTTTACAGCGAATGTAACTCAGCAAGCTAAACAAGGAAAAGGTTTTGGTGAAACTGTTTTACGTGAGTTAATCTTAGCTAAGCGTTACCAACAAGAACCTTGGTATCAAGATCCACGTATGCGTGAAGTAATGAATGACACTACTTTGTCATACATTGATGCTGCTGGTAACGTAGTTGCTGGTGAAGTTGCAAGAAATGCTAAGTATGCTGCATACTACATTTTACACAGCGTTCCACGTAAGAGTAACTCTGATGGTACATTAGACAATGATCAATACTTGGTTAAAATTGTCACAAGTTCAAGATCTGCTGCTACTGCAGTTAACTTTGAAGCTTGGTGGAATACATTCTTAGCGTCTGCAAACACAGGAGTTGCACTAAGAGTTATTAAGTAATCTCTCACAAGATTGATAAAAAGGAAAGAAGAGCTAACCACTCTTCTTTTTCTTTTTTATTTTGTATCTTTAAAAAAAATTCCTATTTTTTATTGATAGGTACTTTAAATATTAAAACTAATGGCATTAAAACACATACTTCAATTAGATATACCTGAAACAGCTTGTGAAACAACACTAAAAATTACTGATGTTTCATTGTATGCTGACCAAACTTTGCTACCAGTAGATTGTCAAAGATTGGATATAACTCTTCCAGGAATGGTTCAACCAGTGTATATTGAAGAAGCTGATGGATTACAACCTGGTTTTAACATGCTTCTAGGAGCAAGTGATCTTCAAGCAGGAGCATCTGCAGGTGCTGCATTACCTGATGGAGTTTACACAATTAAATATAGTGTTTCTCCAAATAATTATGCATATGTTACTTATTATCATTTAAGAACAACTCAAGTTTTAAATAGATACTACGCTGAACTTTGTAAAATACATCTTCAAGAATGTGAACCTACATCTGAGGTAAAACAAAACTTAGAAGATTTAAGATATATCAAATCTCTTATTGATGGTGCAAAAGCAAAAGTAGAGCATTGCCATGCACCAAATCAGGGAATACAAATGATTTCATACGCTAGCAAACTTTTAGATAAGTATGTAAGTGGATGTTGTTTAACATGTAGATAATAACTTAAAAACAGAAGAATATGAATTGTACCAATTGTGGCCACCAAATTACATGTGGTTGCCAAAAAAGAACAGCAAGCAATGGAGTAGAAGTTTGTTCAAACTGTGTAGCACACTATGAAGATAGGCTACGTGAACAAACTCAACAGTTACAACAAAATTCAAAATAAATAAAACATGAATCCTAATTTTCATATTGCAGACTTAGTAGCTGAATCAACTTATCAGAAATTTAATGCTGATAGATTTGGTATAGAATCTTGTATAAATACTGTAGACTCTGAAATGGCTTTAGAACTACAAACTATATACAAAAGAGCTCTAGAAAGAAAAGCCTGCAATTTAGAAGATGCAAGTACGTGTTGTCCTCTAGAAGCTATTGAGGAAAAAATAAAAACATTATAAAATGAGACCATTAGAAGGAAATGAAGAATTTTGCAATGATCCATCAGAGTCTGGATTAAAAACGTCAGCAGAACTGATTGCATGGACTGGTCCTAACATACCATGTCTTGATTTATGCACTGGTGATTCTATACAAAAAGTTGTATATGATTTAGCTCTTATATTGTGTGATATTTCTGAGAATGTATTAGATGTTACTAAATTAGATTTTAAATGTTTAATTGCAGATGGAGAATGTGCTCCTGATACATTGTTAGAAACATTACAGCTTATGATAAATAAGCATTGTGGATTAGACTTTCCTGATGGAGGGACTGCTGCAACAAGTCTACCAATAGTAAATTTACCAGTATGTCTACATTATAAAAATTCTGAAGGTGATACTATTACAAGTCTAAGATTAGATTTGTATGCAAAGTATTTAGCAGATTCAATGTGTAAAATTATTGTAGACGTAAAAAGTTTACAGTCTGTTGTCACAAACTTGACAACTCAAATTAATACTTTGAATGCTACATTGACTGGTGGAGGTGGTTCTGCAAGTGGCAATCCTAGTGCGTCAACAATTACAACCAAATGTTTAAGTGCGTCAACACCTGGTCAAGTAATCCCACTTAGTACTGCATTTCAAAATTTAGAAACTGCATTGTGTAGTTACATAACTACTATTGGAACATCAGAACAATGGACTAGCTTGTTAGATAGTCAATGTATTACAAACACTACATTGATACCAGGCAGTCAAGATAAATATAGTTCTTTACCAGGATGGATAGCAGATCCAGTTTCAGCACGTGATTCAGTTTCTAATTTATGGAAAGTTGTTTGTAAATTAAATGAGTTGACTACTAATTCAGCATCATCAGGTGGTAGTGGATGTTATCCAGCTGCACCATCTATAATACTTGATTCTGCAAAAAATTTATCATGGTCTAGTCCTGCACCATCTACATATTCACAACCTTTAGGTTATAAAGTAACTGTTAAAAATAATACTACTAATGTTCAAGTGCATCAAAATAACTCAGTTGATACAACAAGTTATAATTTAGCACCATATCTTACAGATACAACTGCTACTTATAAAATTGAAGTAGTAGCTTCTTATACTTGTGGAGATTCAGCTGCTGCTGTATTGTTAGCTGCACCTACAGCAACATCTGGTGGTGAAACAGTGTCAGGTTTAAAAATAAAATTAGATTTTGCTGGAAGTGGTATAGATATTTATTCTGATGCGATAGATACTGGTAATACAGAAAAACAATCAACCCCATTTTCAGGAAGCGGTGGTTCTCAAACATGTCAATGTGAACCTGCTACTAGTCCTAAAATAAATTTTGCAATTATGAATTCAGCTTATGATCATATGCCAAATGGAGTTTATACAGTCTATTCAACTTCTACATGTGATTCATCTAATCTTAGTAGTTATATGACTAATAAATATATACCTTTTAATTCAATGGGAGGAGATAATGACTTTCATCCTACAGATGATATTTCTAAATTTTTTCAATTTAGAGTTGGGTTGTTAGACAATTCTAATTTTACCACAACAAATACAACTGCTAAACCAATTGTTTGTAAAATTGCTGTAAAAAGAGCATACTGGCGCACTAATGTTTCTAGTATTCCTGATAGTCCAAGTGACTATCAAGATTATATTGTAAATTTAATTATACCTGTAGGACAATCTTATTCAAATTATGTAAAAGTTTATAAGGTAAGAGGACATGATGCTGCTAGAAATTGTAGAGCATATAATCAATGTGGTTTTTGTTATTTAGGTGCTTATGAAGGAATAGGGGGTGAGCTAGAAGGTGTGTTTCCTAAACCAACTTCTCTTGGTACTAAACTTATAACAGTTGGAATTGAACCTGCTTCTTTCAATTCTACTGTAATTAATATGCCTACAACATCTTGTGTTTAAATTTTAAAATTATGACTAATAAAAAATATACAGGAATAAAATCACCATCATCATCAGTTGTATGGGATGGACCAAACATAGCTTGCTTAAAACTATGCAAGGGTGATACAGTAACTGATGTTCTCTATAAGCTAGCAATAGATCATTGTAAAGTTTTAGAAACATTAGATCCTTCAAAGTATGATATATCATGTTTTGGAGATTTAAGTTGTCCTCCTGATACATTTATTAAATTATTCCAAGCAGTTATAGATAAAATTTGTGATATTGAAAAACAACCTGGCCCTCCAGGAAAAGATGGATTGTCTGGACCAAAAGGAGACAATGGTGATTTAATAGATGTAAAGTCTTTAGCTGTAGGCAGTGCATTATGTCCATGTGGAGGAGTTTCTATAAAAGTTACAAGTGGTGCGGATGGAAGTCTAATTGGTGAGAATGTTATTTGTAATGGATGTAATGGTACACCTGGACCTGCTGGACCTGTTGGTTCTCCTGGTACAAATGGTGAAGCTGGTAAAAGAGGTGAAACAGGTCAAACAGGACAAGCAGGTGCTTCTGGTAAAATAGGCAGAGGAATTGCTGTTTTTGCTCAAGAAGCACAACCAGATATTAATGCTTTTAATACTAAGTATGGTACTGTTGATGGTTTTGGTGTAAATGGTATAACTGGAAGTAATCAAATAAAAGCTGGTGATGTTTGGATTAAACCATGCAACAACCCAGCATAATTTTTATTTTTACAATTAATTATGGCAATAGATAATTATAAAATATTCAATGGTTCAGAGTGGATATCACCTTGTGATTGTGAAGCTCAAATCTTAACACCTGCTGGTTGGGTCAAGTTAGACCCAAGAAATTGTCCTACAAGTTACTGGGATGGTGATAGTTGGTGTCCTATTGAATGTTTTGAACCTTGTAAAAAATGTCCTGATGGATATGTCTTAAATCCAGCTACTAAAACCAATTGTATTAAATATTCTGTTCCTGAATATGATGGAACAATGCGTGTTATGTCACCAGGTTCTGATTTGCAAGGTACTTATGGTAAAGATGGTTTAGCGTTATTTGATGAACTAGATGTTACATCAGGTAACTATTTA